GAGTGGTCGAAGGTGCTTGACTCGAAATCAAGTGTGGTGATGAGCCACCGTGGGTTCGAATCCCACCCTCTCTGCCAGTAAAATCAAGGCTTCCGAGCATTTCGCCCGGAAGCCCTTTTTGTCGCCTTTTTTATTTTTGACAGCTTTTTTGACAGCCAGGCTGTCAATCGGAATATGTTTCTTCACACTTGATTATTTTGTCAGTGATTCCTTCCTGCATCTGGGCGGTATTATGGATATACCGGTCCATTGTGAAGGCGGCGGAGGCGTGTCCAAGGCGCACTTGTATCTTCTTCGCGCTGATCTCCTGCTCAGCAAGGAGCGTCGCATGCGTATGACGGAAGGAGTGAAATCGAAGATTGGACGGTAAACCGAGCTTCTTTTTTAGATCAGCGAAAATGTGGGTCAAAGCGGTGAGGGTCATGGGTTGCGCTTCATCCCTCAAAGATCGGAAGATATGGCTTTTCTGCGGAACCCGGATGCCCCTCTCCGACATTCGGGATATCAGCAGTCTTTTCCATTCAAGAAGGTTTTGCACGGCGGCAGGGGATAGTGTAACGGTGCGCGTGCTGTAAGTAGTCTTAGTTACTCCTTCATATTCCTCCGACGCCTTCTTTCTTGCCTTAGAAACGCGAATAGTCGCAGCGTTTGAATCAAAGTCCGACCAGCGCAGCGCGACGATCTCACCCCGGCGCAGTCCCGTTCCCCACGCGAAACGGAAAATATATTCAATTTGCGATCCGCGTACTGCATTTAGGATGGCGTGGTAAATCTCTGGGGTAACAATTCCGGCGGATTTTGCCGTGTGCTTTGGCTTGCGTATAAACTCCATCGGGTTGCTCTCAATCAGCCGCTCGAATTTTGCGGACTTGAATATAGACTGAAGCAGCGTGTAGATTGCTTGACGAGTGCGATCCCCCTCAATCTGCGCGAGCAGCCCTTTGATGAGCGCAGGTGTTATATTGGCGATCTTCGCGTTTGGTGGGATAACAGGGAGGATGTAGCGGGAAAGAAATCCTCGATAGGTTGTTAATGTGGATTCCTCGAGCTTATCAACATCGCGCTTTGTTTGGAGAAACGTCTCGGCAAAATTGTGAAATGTGTCTGTAACAAGGAAATCGGAGACATTCGTTGCAAGAACCCGTCTGCGTTCAAGTTCAAGCTCCTTTAGGCTGTAAGCATAGATATACTGCTTGACTTTTTCTCCGGTGATTGGATTCTCAACGACGACGCTTGACTGATAGCGTCCGTCTTTTCGTTTGGTTGGCATTTTTACTTCCTTGTGCGCTCGTCAATTTCGTCTTTATACTTCTTCGCATAATTGGAGACAGCATTCATCAGCGTCTCCTGCTTTGTTCCCGGAATAATGCGCGATGTTTTCCCGTCAGCACCACGATCCACAGTATCGCCACTTCGGTCATAGGCGACCGCATCTATATGCGTTATCGTTTGATCCTTTAGATTGAATTTATCATAGAAAACAAGTCGCTTGAGTACTTTCCCGTGAAATGGTCGTTGTTGAGCATATGCATCATCAAACTGCATATACCACCAGACATAAATAATATTATCGTTTATAGATTCTCCAGCATGTTCAAACTTTACGCTCTCAGAATCAAAGAAAATACCAACACGGTCATCTGATTCTACCCATACCCAATTTGCGGCAAAAGCTGTCGCTGCCATTGCAAATACGAAAAAGACAGCCAGGAGAAACGAAGCAAGCAACTTTTTCATGGTGATAACCTCCCTACACATCTCCTAAATTTGTACCTTCTGCAGTTTTCCAGACAACGCGTCCGTTGCTGCTATTTCCCAGTATAACAGATGCAGCTGCAGATGGTGAGCTAAATCCATAATCTCGCTGAAAGACACAATCTTTTATGATGCCGTCCTGATCCAGAGCCTCCCGAATGATAGAGTAATTGGAGTGCGTGAATGCCGGTGCTGTTTTTGAAGCAACGCGTGATCCTTTTTGCACCGTAAATCCTTCGTTCGATTTGAAGGCGACCGCATCGGCATCTTTCGATTTGCAGTAGAAGGCATCCCCTGTCTTCTCTACGGTACGAAGAGCGGTATACCCGAATGCTCCGAGGAAGATAGCGATTTCATCCATGAAATTTTCTGCATAAAGGAGATCGGATGCATCAATCATAGTGTTTTGATTTGATAGCTTCGTCCCCACGGTGTGACCATTGCTCGCGATCTTCTGACATAGGGCATGCTCCACAAAATGGAGGATAGACTTATTCAGATCCATTCCGCAGAAAGCAACCGCCGCAATCCAATCCGCCTTGTTTGTTGCATGATGCAGCAAGCGGCTATATAGGTTCGCTGATTCCCCGATATAAAGCTTTTCGACACCGAGCACTTTCTTCTCGTAAAAAAGGAAGTACACGCCAATATTGCACTTTTGAAGTTCTTCAGAGGCGTCCGAAAAATGATCGCGGGGTATCTTCAGTGCCCTCGTATTTGACCCCTTCCGTGATGCAATAACGATCCCGTCCATCGTCCCGTCAAAGAGCAGGAGTTCAATGGCTTTCTTTTGCGCTATGGGCATTGGAGATCCTCCAATCAACAATCTAAGCATTTGAGACCGATAAATTCCACGGGAATACCGACTGAGTGTGCGATCTGGAAAATAGAGTATTCCGGATACTCGCGCAGCAATTCATCCGGCAGAAGCAGTTCGACGGAAAATGTATTTGCCTCCAGCTCGAACTTATCCCGGGAAAACATCGTATAACTCGTGAGCTTTGGTACGTTGAGATCAGCGTGTAGAATTGAATGCGCAAGTTCATGAGCACAAACGAAGCGCTGAAGATCCTCCGGCAAACCGTCATTTAAAATGATATTCTGGAACCGACGATAGCGCACATAAAAACCATAGGTCGTTTTCATCGGCTCATACAGGATCCCAATGTTGCGTTCTCGAGCGATCTCAAATGGATTGTTGGTGTTGTAGCGTTCCGCTATCCCTATAGCAACCTGTCGCGGACTCATGGCTCAATCCTCGCGTCGATATTTTTTCGGCGTAAACTTCTTCTTTGCCATTCGCTTTGACAGCGTCATGGCATGGAGGAGTGCAGCCTTCAGCATCTCTCGATCTTCCTCATCTTCTGGATCGTCGCTCATCGCAGCAGCACCGTTGAGAGAATCAACGATATTCTCGAGGTCCCGTGCGATCTGGCGCTCGTCTTTCGGAGTGAGGGGAGGAAGGTCGCCTTGCTTTGATTGAGTGTTTCCGAGAAGGTAATCCGTGGTGACATGCAGTTTCTGCGCTATTTTTACTAGCTCGTCATCTCTAATTGCACGAGTTCCTTTCTCGATTCTGCTCAAGACGCTGACATTCATTCCGATGGAGTTAGCTAATTCTTGCTGTAAAATGTCCATATCTTCACGCGTATTTCTGATTTTTTCTCCTGTCGTCATACCTCTCTCCTTTCTGTTTCAACAAGAGTATTATATCCGAAATTTCTATTACGGAAACAAAACTTGCTGAAAATGCAAAAATATTTATTGACTTTCCGTTTTGGCAAGTGTAATATATAGGCATGAAGTTTCTGTTTTGGCAAGAGAGGAGGTGATATCAATGGAGTTCAACCTTGCTTATATCGCCGCACGGCGAAAGGAACTAAAACTCACAATAGATGATATGGCAAAGGCACTCGGGTTCAGTAACGGATCTGTATACTGGAAGTATGAGAATGGCGTGTACAAGCTCAAAGCAGACATTCTGCCAAAACTCGCCGAGATTTTACAATGCGAAATAGAGTGTTTTTATGCCCCGACACTTTCTAAACCAGAAATTGTTGCGTAAAGCGCCTTTCTCTAAATCCTACCCCAAGGAGGTGAACCAAACTATGACCAAGATTGCCCCTTCGACTGCTTCCAGCAGGTACTATTTAGCCCGCATGGCGGCTGCGGAGCGCAACGAGCGCATGAGCAGCCGCGAGGGAGCGAGCGAGGAGATGGGCATCGATAGGAAACGGCTGCAGCGCATCGAGATCGGGACGCTGAACCCGTACCCCGAAGAAGTCCTTTTGATGGCGGAGGCGTACCACGCACCGGAACTGCTGAACTACCACTGCTCGCAGTGTTGCCCCATCGGTCAGCGCACCGTTCCACGGGCGGAGCTAAACGAGCTGGATCGCATCACGGTGAAGTTCATGAACGCGCTCGATGCAATCAGGGATTCTGACAAGGAACTTCTGCAGATCGCGCGGGACGGGATGCTCTCGGCAGAGGAAGTGCCGCAGATGGAGCATTTGCTCAATGTAGTTCAGGGGGTCTCCGCGATCGCGTGTGAGATTCAGATTTATCTCGACAAGAGGAGGTGATCAGATGGGAAAAGAGCCGATTCCAATTTGGAAAAAAGCGGCACTCACTGTCGAGGAGGCTGCCGCATACACCGGCGTTCGAATCGAGTTGATTCGTGCGCTGGCACACGCTGCAAAGCACGGCAGGAACGACTTCCCGGCTTTCTGGGTGGGGACATCCATAAAGATCGCACGGGGACCGCTCCTGCAATGGATCGCGGACACTGCGGTCTCTCACAAAGATCTGCAGCACGCCGTGAAGATCGTAGAAAATGCGGAGCAGCTCGATATGACACGGCGGCGTGGACGTCCGCGCAAACGGATCATTGCCTGAAAGGAGGTGGCAGAAAATGCGTGAGCTTTGGACGAACATCATCATCGGTGGGGCGTTTGTAGGCACGGCGGTCCTATGTTCCGGGGCCGTCAATCCTTGGGGCGACGGTAAGGAGGCCGTCCTCATTGAGGAGGTCTATACCGTCCGTCCGGGCGATACCCTCTGGGGCATCGCAGAAACGTATCTCAAGAAAAATACCGGCACACGCCGGTACATCTTGGAATACAAGGAGGGTATCTACGAGAACAATCCGTGGCTCGTAGATCGCAAAGGGATGATCTGCCCGGGAGATCAGCTGACGCTGACGTACTGGGTCAAGGAAAATAAGGAGGAAGCAAAATGAAAATGGAAGTCAAGAAAGAAGCCGCAGCATTCGTGCTGCAGGGAAGCAGCTACAACGGCTGCGGCGATCCCGTTGCGGTCTCGTACGCCACGTTGCGTTCGGCAGCGGTCGGCGAAAAGTGGGTTGGCTATGACAACCACGGCTGCGGGCGCGCCGTACACAGCGAGTCCGTCGAAGTTGTCTATAAGACGGACGACGGGGTTGCAGTTCTCCGCCGAGAGTGGGGAACGACGGATTCCCCCAACCCGCAAGACTGGGAGAAGGTGCCCGTGCTCATCTGGTATGAGTTCGCATAGTTCGCATAAAGGAGGAGCAGGAATGACGAAGTGGCAGACACGCCGCGAGATGGTGAGCCCGCCGCTGACGATGCACATTGTTTTCCGCATCGTTGACGGTGTGGAGGAACGAAGCGGTACGCATTATGCGACGTTGGATGAGGCGCTCACACAGGCGCGGAAGTTGAACGCAAAAGAAAAAGCGCCCGAGGCGGCGGCAACCGCTCTGAGCGCAGAAGGATAAATGATCTACCGTGATTGTATCACGGATGAGAGGTGAATGCAAATGACGGGTGCCATTGAGGAAATGCAGCCTGAGAGCGGATGCAATGTGTGTCCCGGCGGCGGTGTCGTATTCATTGACCCACCACGCTGGCTGGACGCAGAGATGTTGCGTGGTATTGAGGAGATGGCAGAGTCCTATCTGCGCAAATATGGAAAGAAAGCCCATACAACGGATGAGGAGGAAATACAATAATGAAGATACTGAGCCTGACGCTTGAGAACTTCCGCAGCATCAAGAACATGACCGTCAACTTTGACGGCAAGGATGCGGACATCTACGGCGCCAACGGGACGGGCAAGACCACCATCGCAAACGCGATCTGCTGGCTCTTGATCGACCGCCCTGCGACGGAGGAAGCGGATTTTACACCGAAGACCGCAGGGACACACGGCATCAATCACAAGGCAAGCGTGGAGGTCGAGCTTACAGACGGACAGCGGGTCACGCTCGCCAAGGATTTTTACGAGAAGTGGACGCGCAAGCGCGGCGCGTCGATCGAAGAGTACGCGGGCAACGTCACCGACTACTATGTGGACGGCGTAAAGTCCAAAAAGAAGGAGTACACGGAAATCCTCGAGAACGCCTGCGGCACCGACCTCGAACGGGTCAAGATGCTGATGGTGCTCGGCTACTTCGCGGACACCATGAAGACGGATGAGAAGCGTCGCATCCTCTTTGAGATGGCGGGCGACTTCACGGATGCGGATGTCCTCGCCGCGAACGAGGAGCTGCGCGACCTCGAACAGTTCCTCTTCATGCCGGGGACGAGCGACAAGAACTACACCATCGAGCAGTGGAAGAAGATTGCCGCTGAACAGCGGAGCAAACTCAACAAGGATCTTGAGCTTCTGCCGGCGCGCATTGACGAGGCGAGCAAGAATGTTGCCGAAAACGTCGAGGACGCGGAAGCGCTGAATGCAACACTCCGCGCATTGGAGGAAAAGAAAGCCTCCATTGAGGAGAAGAAACGCAGCCTCTCCACTCCGGACGGAAAGCAGGAGGCGGCACGCGCCGCCCTTGCGGGCCTTGAAGTTGACCTTGCGACCAAGCGCGCCGAATACATCGAGCAGGGCGCGGCAGAGAACCGAGAGACCAACGCGATGATTGACTGCATGACCGCAGACAAGCGCGGCGTCGCGGATAAACTGGACGCACTGAAGCGCAAGCACGAAGAAAGCGTCCGCAGGCTCACACAGATGCAGAAAGAGCGCAAGAAACTCATGGAGGAGTACGCCGAAGTCGCTGCGCGGCAGTGGGATGCCGGGGCGGAACTTTGCCCGACCTGCAATCAGAAGATGCCCCCCGAACAGGTGGAAGAAATGCGTGCGGCGTTCAATGAGATGAATGCCACCGAGAAGGAAGAAATTAACCGTCTGGGGCAGATGTGCAGCAAGGGCAAGATTGACGCTCTCACCGTTGAAATCGACACACAGGCGGCAGACATTACGGCGATGGAGCACCAACTCAAGGAGAAGGAGGAGTTCATCGGCGAATGGCGGGCAAAGATCACCACTCCACCTCCATTCGAGGAGACGGCGGAATACAAAGAGATCACCGCCCGCATGGAGGAGATGCGTGATCGTCTGCGCCTCGGACAGAGCGCAGAAGACGGCACACTGAACGCCTATGACCGCGACATCCAGACAGTCAAAGACGAGATCGCAGCGGTCAACCTGCGCATTGCAAAGGCACAGTCCTCCGAGGATAGCAGGAAACGCGTCGGGGAGCTCAAGCAGGAGCTCAAACATGCGGCGGAGCAGATGGAATACCTGGAGCATGGTATCCATCTTTGCGAAGAGTTCGTCCGGACAAAGGCGCGGATGGTCACGGACAGCATCAACGCTCATTTTCGGTATGTGCGGTTTGTCCTCTTCCGCGACCAGATCAACGGCGGACTGCGTGAGATTTGCGAGCCGACCCTTGAGAGCAAGGACGGCACATGGGTCGAGTACCGCAGCGCGAACTACGCCGCGCAGGTCAATGCCAAGCTCGACATTGTGACGACGCTCGGGCGACACTACGGTGTGCATCTGCCCATCCTCATGGACCAGGGCGAGAGCGTCACAGAGCCGCTTGCGGTCGATGCACAGTTCATCCGCTTCATCGTCTCGCCGAAGCATAACGAGGTCAAGGTAGAACTTCGGGAAAAGTACTAGGAGGAAAAGAAAATGGAAAACAATATGCAGCTCGTCACAAACGCCCCGCTGGGGGTCACGGCAGGATTCCAGAGCGCGGACGGGTTCGCCCTCCTGCAGCGCATGGCAAATATGTTTGTGGGGTCAACCCTCGTGCCGGAGCAGTTTCGGGGGCAGAACAATTTCGGCAACTGCGTCATTGCGCTCAACATGGCGCAGCGGCTTAACGCAGACCCCCTCATGGTTATGCAGAACCTCTATGTCGTCTATGGCACACCGAGCTGGTCGAGCAAATTCATGATCGCCATGTTCAACCAGTGCGGCAGGTACGAATCCATCCACTACGAGGAGACGGGAAAGAAGGGGACGGATACACAGGGGGTGATCGCATGGGCAAAGGAAAAGTCCACGGGCGAAATCCTCAAAGGTCCTGAGGTCACGATCAAGACCGCCAAGGATGAGGGGTGGTACGGCAAGAACGGGAGCAAGTGGAAGACCATGCCCGAGCAGATGCTGCGCTATCGAGCCGCCGCGTGGTTCATTCGTACCACTGCTCCGGAGCTGTCTATGGGCTTGCAGACCGTTGACGAAGTGAAAGACACCATCGACATCACACCGCAGACCATCATGCAAGCACCATTCGCCGATGAAATCCGCCGCAATGCCAACAGTGAGGAACTTGCCCCGCAGCTCGCGGTGCCGCAGGATGTGACACCGCCCGTACAGACCATCGAAGCCCCCGCGGATGTGCAGGAAGTCACCTCCGCCCCGCGCAAAAAAGCAGCGACACCGCCCGCCGCATCCGTGCCTATTGCCCCCGTCGAAGCCGTTGCGGCGGCAGCCTCCGCCCCGCCGAGCGCAGGGCTTTACGCGGGAATGAACTTCTAATGGACATCAAGGTCATCGCGTCGGGGAGCAGCGGAAATGCCTATCTCATCGGAGATGGGCGTACCCGCCTCCTCCTTGACGCGGGAATCCCCTTCAAACGCATCCAGATCGGCTGCGGCTTTCGGACGGGCACGATTGACGCCTGCCTTGTAACACACCGGCACGGCGATCACGCAATGGCAATCCCAAAGCTCCTGCAGCGGGGCATCACAGTTTACAGCAATGCAGACGTGGTAGGGCTTTATCCGGGCGTGCAGCAGATGGAGGCACTCAAAGAGCACAGGATCGGCACATTCCGCATCCTACCATTTGAGGCAGAGCACGACGTACTGTGCTATGGATATCAGGTCGCGTCGGAGGAGACCGGCGAAAAGCTCGTCTACATCACAGACAGCGCATATGTGAGATACACATTCACAGGCCTCACGCACATCATGATCGAGGCCAACTACGCGCAGGAGATCATCATCGACAATGCGAGACATGAGCGGATCCCGCTCTATCTTGCCGAACGCGTCATCCAGACGCACATGAGTATTGAGACGTTGCTTGACCTGCTGCGGTCCAATGACATGAGTAAGGTGCAGCAGATTTACCTTCTGCATCTCTCAGATGGCAACAGCGATGCAGCAGCGTTCAGACGACAAGTGCAGCAGGAGACGGGCGCAGAGGTTTACATCGCATAAAGGAGGAAAACATCATGGAGTACACATTCAAGAAAATCAAAATTCATGGCGGGAAACTCATCCTTGACTACCAGAAAAAGGACAAGAGCGGGCATATTAGTAGCCACACGTCGAAATTTCAGGAGGAGCCGGAGCCTTCGTTTTGGGAGGTTCTTTCTCGCCTCAAAATTGACGTCTGCGAGATTCTCGAGCTTGACCCTGGACAATACGCAGAGCGCATCGTCCCGACGGGCGTTGCCTATTCCCATTCAGAGTGCGGTACAGATGCGGTCATTATGTGCAACTACAAGATGCCGGGTTCAGGCGCGACGACAGCCATCAACACTCCACTCTTCAGGATTCCTGGCGATAATGGATCGTCTTCCTCAAGGGCATTTAGCCTTGTTGCCGCCAGCAATCTCAGGGATTTACAGGATGAGGCGCTGCGTTACCTGCTCGGACACAGAGGACAGGGCAATCTTTTTGACGAGGATGAGGAGGCAGACGGAGAGCGTGAGCCCCGCAACGTAACGCCAGAGGATTCGCCCGTGCGCCTTGTAGCGATGGGACAGAGCGGCACGAATATTCGACAGATCGCGGGGTAAGGAAATGGCAGAACGCAGAATGTTCTCTAAGAGGATCATCGGTTCTGCCCGATTCCTCCGTATGCCGGGGTCAACACAAGCACTCTACTTTCACCTCGGCATGGCAGCGGATGATGACGGCATCGTCGAGGCATACCCGATCATGCAGATGGTCAATGCCTCGGAGGATGATCTCAGACTTCTGGCCGCAAAGGGATTCGTGAAAGTTCTCAATGAAGATCTAGTGACTTATATCCTAGACTGGCAGGAGAACAATAAGATACGGGCCGATCGCAAAGTCAACAGCATCTACAAGGATTTACTTTTGCAGGTCATGCCCGAAACCCCGCTGATAGAGCCGCGTCAGAGGGCTGACAGAGCACGTCCCGACATCGTACAGGACAACCACGGGACAACCACGGGACACAAACGGGACGTCCCACGGACGACCACGGGACAACCAATGGACAACCATGGGACGCAAACGGGACCGCATAGGATAGGTAAGGATAGGATAGGTAAGGATAGTATATATGCTGCTGCTGCCGCGCGTGATCATCCTATCGAGGAAAAGGATCTCGGGGAGGTTGTCAAAGCATTTTGCGATAACCTTCAGCCCTTCGCAGGGAATATGGTGCTGGAACAGCTTAACGATGCCTTCGACACATACGGAAAAAACTGGTGCATGGAGGCGATACGTGAGGCATCTGCAAGCGGCGGAAGGTCGATTCAGTACGTCATTCGTATTCTTCAGCGATGGGAGAGAGACGGATTCAAGGCAGAGCGAAAGAAAGGCGGGACACAATATGGCATTAACAGCGTTCAAGAGCACATGGCAGGAGATGGCGCGGAGAAATCCGCGTATGCTGCATACCTTGACGGAGATACGGTCAAGAGAGGCTCGGATGATCTGGGCAGCACGCCCCCGGAGGAAAGAGATTCTGCGGACGATTGGAGCACCGAGAGAGGCGATCCGCAGCGGACGAGCGCTTCTCATGGCAGCGGAGGCGGAGCAGATCAAGCAAGCGCATGATGCAGCTTGTGCAGCTTGCCCGTATCGTGTGGATGATTGCCATGAGTGCAGATACAACGGGCAGGAGTTCCAGAATCTCAGATACCACAATGCATTTCTCTCCTGCGTCCCGGTTTGCCCTAAACACAAAGCGCAGCAGGAGCAGAAGCGGATCGCGAAACTCATGGGAAGCAGTGGTATCGGTGAGCGATTCCGATCGCGCAGCTTCGCGACGTTTCGCCAGACGCCCGACACGAGACATGCACTCATAGCGTGCAAGCGGTTTTGTGAGAGCGTCAAAGCTGACCCAAAGACGCCGGGCATTCTCCTGAAAGGGGGGTGCGGAACCGGAAAGACACACCTAGCGGTGTCGATTCTGCGCGAAATCGCAGAGGCGGGGATCCCCGGGATATTCGTGGTAGTCCCTGACCTGCTCGCCAAAATGCGGGCAAGTTTCAGCCTCCGGGATGGCAAGGCAGATAAGCTTTTGACAGCCGCAAAAGATGCAGCGGTACTTGTCCTTGACGATCTCGGCGCTGAGGATCCAAAGCCATGGGTGCCGGAGCTGATCTACGTGCTGATCAATCACCGATACGAGCACATGCTCCCGACGGTCATCACGACCAACTGCGGAGGCAAGGAGTTAGAGGTAGTATTCGGGCGGCGCATCGTGAGCCGGCTCTCAGAGATGACAGTACCGGTTAACATCCAGGCCGCCGATTGGAGAATGAAAGGAGCATGCTGAGATGGCGCTTGAAAAATGTGGTTGCTGCAAAAGGTATGTGCCTGAAAGAGAGCTAGAGCCGAGCAGTATATATGGGCTTGTCTGTGAAGATTGCTTTTACTCAAGGGAGGAGGAAGTGGAGGATGAAGCGGAATACTGGGAATGGTTGCGGAAGCAGGAACAAGACACACAAGCCATTCGGAGAGGAACGTGCTGAGATGGGCGCAGAAGAACGGGCAAAACGCCTCACGGATATTGCAAAGATCGTCGAGGAAAAAGCGAAAGACATTGATCGTTGCCACATGGAAGGTAGCTATGAAACTGATAAACCGTGGGATGAAATGGTTCTTTGGCTTCGGAAAGCAAGAGAATGCGTAGACTCTTTGCTTGTGGCACCGGGAGGACAGAACATTGACATGACAAAGCCGCAGCCGTGCAACATGTTTGACGTTGCGGATGGTGAGGCGTGGGCAAAGGAACTGGGCAAGCACATGTATGATGTCGTTAGAGATGTGATATACATGGATCAGTTTTTTGATTGTATAGAGCGTGCAGATGAAGAGGCTCTCGCTGAAAAACTCACGGATATCATCACGGTCTGCACGTCGTGGATTGACGCGCTTGGCTATGACGAGACGATGCGCGGCGAAGTGCAGCGGCGCGTGAACGAGAAGAACAAGGCGCGCGGGTATTTCTGAGGAGGCAGAACGATGGAGATTTATCGACCCGCGTGCCGGCAGTGCAATTTCTACAAGTCCACCATGAGCGTTGAGGGTTTGCGCGAACAGCTGGGACTTATCGTTGGACGGCTCGAAAAGCTCCTGACGTTTCGCCTTGCGTTGGCATATGGATTGATTCAGATCACGGGCAGACCCGTCAAATTCTATTTCGAGGAGCGTGAAAAACAATGTTGATGCACTATCTGTCCCATCCGTTCAGCGGGGACGAGGAGAAGAATCGAGCAGCGGCAGAGGCAATCCAGAGAGAGCTGCAGGAGAAACATCCGCGTGTAATCTACGTCAATCCACTGGCAAATTTCAAGGCTCTGGCGGGGATGGAGTACGACAAGATCATGGGATACTGCCTCGAACTTCTGTACAAGTGCGGCGCGGTCACAATGACAGGGGACTACCGCGCGAGCAAGGGATGCATGATCGAGCTTGCATACGCGCGAGAGTATAACATCCCGGTGTTCTTCTACGACGCGAATAAGCATGAGTATGTGGAGGAGATGTGATAAAAATGGCAGAGCAGAAATATCCGCAGAGTGCGGAAACGAATGAGTACCGATACATTGACTTTGAGTGGCTGGACGAAATCGCCGAGGGTCTGACGGCTGGTGCGGAAAAGCATCCGGGCGAAACGTGGCGGGAGATTCCGGCAAAGGAACACGCAGCGCGCGCCGCGCGTCACCTCTCGATGTGGCTTGCCGGTGATCGGGATGATACGCATCTTGTCAACGCGAGCATGCGCTGCATGATGGCGCGGGTAAAGGAACGCGAGGAGCCTGAAATCAGCAAAGAGTTACTAGAGTTGATGAGTAGGAAGGCGGGGATAAAATGCTGAACTTCTGGGATTTCATGGCTATTGGCGCCGTTTCAGTTTTTGGATGGCTCATAGTGGACAGCGTAGCGAATGCGATTCGAGATATTTATACGAGCAGGAGGGACTAGAGATGCGTGAGATCAAATTCAGGGCGTGGGATCTCAAGACCAAGACAATGCACACGGTCGAGAATATAAATTTCTGTGGTCGCGAAACCGTGACGGTGCAGTACAATCCGATCAAGAAAATTTCCTTGGACAGCGTGTATCTGATGCAGTACATCGGCGTACAGGATAAGAACGGCGTCGAGATTTACGAGGGGGATGTCATTCATTGGGATCCTGTACGGCCGGTAGAATCTTATACGCCGACATATGCAAAAAACAAAAGATTGGATGATTATATTATCCAATGGAATGCCGCGAGATGCGAGTTTTGGGCGGAGCCGGGAGAGCTTGGGCACGCTTACATGAACATAAGTCAATCGGATTTGTCGATGAACTGGAAAGTCATCGGCAACGTCTACGAGAATCCGAAGCTGGTGGGCAATGAAGAAAATTCTTGACGCCTGTTGCGGATCCAGCCAGACCATATCGTGTGAGTGCACGATATGGCTGCCGTGGATGATTTCCTGTTTTGAAGAAAAGAGGTTATATGGATCTCATCGTTGACAATTTCGCGGGCGGCGGAGGGGCATCGACAGGCATTGAGCTTGCAACAGGTCGGAGTGTTGATATCGCAATCAACCATGACCCTGCAGCGATTGCGATGCACCGTGCGAACCATCCGAGCTCGAAGCACTACTGCGAGAACGTCTGGGACGTTGACCCCGTGGAGGCGTGTGCGGGACGTCCCGTCGGTCTTGCGTGGTTTTCGCCGGACTGCAAACATTTCTCTAAGGCTAAAGGTGGAAAACCTGTGGAGAAGGCGATTCGCGGGCTTGCGTGGGTGGCAATCCGTTGGGCGAAACTCGTTCGGCCGCGCGTTATCATCCTCGAGAATGTGGAAGAGTTTACAACGTGGGGGCCTCTCTTAGACAATCGACCTGACCCAAAACGTAAAGGACAGACATTTCGGCGCTTTGTTCACGCGCTCAAGCGCTATGGATACCGTGTCGAGTGGAACGAACTGCGGGCGTGTGACTACGGTGCGCCGACCATCCGCAAGCGGTTTTTCCTCATCGCCCGATGCGATGGCCAGCTGATTATGTGGCCGGAGGCGACGCACGGGGACCCCGCAACGCTCTTTGTTGCAAGCGGAATTCTGCAACCGTGGCGGACAGCGGCAGAGATTATTGACTGGTCAATCCCATGCCCGAGCATTTTTGCCCGGAAGAAGCCGCTCTGTGAGAACACCATGCAGCGCATTGCGCGGGGGCTCAAGAAGTTTGTGTTGGATAATCCGCATCCGTACATCGTGGATAAAAAACTTGCTCCGTTGCTCATCCAATATCACGGCGAACAGTCAGATAAGGATGTGCGCGGTCAGTCAATAGATCGCCCGCTCATGACGGCGGATGCGTCCAATCGTTACGGATTGGTCACCGCATTTATCAGCAAGTATTTTGCTGGTGGATATCAAAGTGCTGGTGTAGAGGTAACGGCGCCACTTCCGACGGTTACAGCCGTTGACCATAATGCACTTGTTGAGGCGTTCCTGGTTAAGTATTACGGACAGGGAGAGGGGCAATCTCTCAGGGAGCCGCTGCATACAATCACGACAAAAGACCGATTCGGACTTGTCGTTGTTGGTGGTGAGGCGTATCAAATCGTGGACATCGGGATGCGGATGCTCACGCCGCGAGAACTGTTCCGGGCGCAGGGATTCCCGGAAGGTTACATCATCGACCGTGATGCAGACGGCAAGCATTATCCAAAGTCGGCGCAAGTTGCCCGATGCGGAAATGCGGTGCCGCCGCCGTTTGCAGAGGCTCTGGTGCGGGCAAATCTGCCGGAGCTGTGTGGAACGGAAGAGCGAGAGAGCGCGTAAGGAGGAATCCAAATGAATCACTTTGTAGGAATCGGACGCCTGACACGCGATCCAGAGGTGCGATACACGCAGAGCGGGAAGGCGTGCGCGAAATTTACACTTGCGATTGACCGCCGAAAGAGCTCGGACGGCAACCAACAGGCGGACTTCATCCCCTGCGTCGCGTGGGAGAAGACGGCGGAGGTCATCAGCCAGTACACGGGGAAAGGGCGCAAGATCGCCGTCGAGGGGCGCATCCAGACACGCAGCTATGATGGCAATGACGGCACGAAACGCTATGTGACAGAGGTTGTCGTTCAGAGCATGGAGTTCTGCGACAGTAAAGGCGGCGGTACAAATTCCGTTGCACCGCCCGAGCAGCAGGGCATGTTTGATGGGAGCAGAGCGGTAGCCGACTCTGATATACCGTTTTGAGTACCTATACCGCCGTCATCCTCGGAGAGCCAGTCGCACAGGGGCGTCCGCGATTCTCACGGCAGGGCGGATTCGTCAAGGCGTATGATCCAGCCAAGAGCCGTGACTACAAGAGCTACGTTCGGATGATCGCAGCGCAGCATGCCCCTGTGACACCCGTAGAGGGCGCAATCGAGTTCTCCCTACGTATCTATCGCGCCATCCCAAAAGGGATGCCGAAATACAAGCGTGAGGCGGCAAAGGCAGGGACATTGCGGCCAGTAACGAAGCCCGACGTGTCGAACGTCCTGAAGGGCGTGGAGGACGCACTCAAGGGCGTGTGGTACAAGGACGACAGCCAGATCGTCGGATATGGGGTACTCGGCAAATGGTACGATGAGCGACCGAGGATCGAGATCATGATGCGGGAGCTGGAGTAACCCAAGGAAGAGAGAAAACAAGGAGCGCGGAGCGATTCGCGCTCTCTATCTCGTTATTGAGCGGAGGGCAGCAGGTGCGAAGTTACAATGATTACGAAAAGACGGTATACGGGTATCTACGGAACTATCACAAGTTCAAGGGGCAGCTTGCCGGGCTCGAAATCGAGATTGATGGAGTAGAGGAGCAAATCCGCAGCATCGGGGATGCGAAAATTTCCAAATATGGAGACGCGCCCGTGGGTGGCTATGATGAACTCTCCGAGGTCGAGCGCGCCTGTGTCCGCCGCATGAAACTCGAGGAACGCCTGCCGATCCTGCGCGAGAACTACTTCCGCATCCAGACACTCATGCGACGGATTGACAACGCCCTCCAACTGATGAGCGATACGCACAGGACGATCCTGCGGCGCAAGTTTATCGACGGGGAACGGTGGTATCAGGTGGCACAGGCGACGGGCTACAGCGAGCGCAGCTGCCAGTATCTCGCGCAGGAAGGAATCCGAACGCTCATGCAGATGATGTTTCCAGAGGCAGGCGATGGACAGCGCAGCCTTGACTTCGTATTCCTGGAAAGTTGTGGATAATCAGTTGATAAATTGTGGATAACTCACGCCCTAAAATCTTTGCGCATTTCTTGCGTGTTTTTTGCGTATTCTTTTCGCACTTTCTGCGCGTTTTTCGTCGGCAAACGTGTTATGATGGTAGCGTCAAAATTTCAGAGAGCAGAGTCCTCGCCGTATCGGCGGAGGGCTTTTTATTTGTCCGAAAGAGAAAGGAGGAGGCAGATTGATCGACTACAAGTCACCAGCAGAGCCACGCGGTATGACGAATGATGGAGTGCCCGTGTTCTGTGCGTATGATGAGATCGTCGCACTCGGAGATATTCGGCCGAACCCCGGCAATCCGAACGATCATAATAAAAAGCAGGTGCGACTGCTCGGAGACATCATCCAAGCAACTGGATGGCGTGCACCGATCACCGTCAGCAAGCGCAGCGGACTTATCACAAAGGGGCATGGGCGCAGGATGGCTGCAGCAGCTATGGGATGGAAGTCTGCACCCGTGGAATACCAAGACTACGCGAGCGAGGAGGAGGAGCACGCCGACCTCATCGCGGACAACCGCATCGCAGAGCTTGCTGATCTCGACATGGGTAAGCTGATGGATATGGTGCAGGATATGGATACGGGGATAGTACCTGTGGAGCTGACCGGATTCACGGAGGAAGACCTGCAGAAGATCATCGCCTCGATGGAGGGCGCGGATGATTCCGTTGATGACAAGGCAGATGCAGAGCAGGGGGTAGATGATGACTACAAGCCGTTCTCCAAGCTCGGGGACCTGTGGCACCTCGGAAATCACCGCCTTATCTGCGGAAGCGCTACAGACGCAGAGACGATTGAGCGCCTGATGGACGGGCGAAAGGCACAACTCGTACACACAGACCCACCGTATGGTGTCAGCTACAAGACGCAGAGCGGCAAGTTCGATATGATCGCCAATGACGACAAGACGCACGATGATCTGATGGCGGGGCTTCTCGTCCCGGCGTTCCGCAACTATGTGCGCAGCACGGCGGACGATGCCGCCTTCTACATCTGGCACGCCTCGAGTACGCGCCGTGACTTCGAGGACGCCATGATTGCGGCGGGCATCATGGAGAAGCAGTACATCATCTGGGTGAAGAACGCGCCCGTCCTCGGACACGCTGACTATCAGTGGGCGCATGAGCCGTGCTTCTACGCCGAGAAAGCGGGGCAACAGGCGAAATGGTGCGGCGATCGTGCGCAGCGTACGACATGGAACGTCGTCCTGCGCGGTGCAGACGGCATGGCGACAACGCTCACGGGCGGCGTGGTTCTAACGGATGGCACTGGCAACAAGCTCTACCTCACGGACAAGATGCCAAAGGGCAAGAAGGTGCGCTACGTCCGGCTGAGCGAGGGGCGGAGCATTTGTCTCTATCAAGAAAGCCGCGAGAACACCGTCTGGGAGGTCTCACGCGAGAGCAAGACCGTGCACCCAACGCAGAAGCCCGTAGAGCTGCCGATTCGTGCAATCACCAATAGTACTGAGGCAGGCGACCTCGTGATTGACTTCTTCGGCGGCAGCGGATCAACACTGATCGCGGCAGAGATGACAGGGCGCATCTGCTACACAACGGAGCTTGACCCGCGCTACGTTGACACCATCATCCGACGGTACATCGAGACAAGCGGGAAGCAGACCGTCACCGTAGAGCGGGATGGCGTGACAATGACGCTCGATGAGGTCGTGGAGGCCACAACAGGAGGTGACGTTGATGCATGAGCAACAAGACATCGAACGAGCAAGAGCTCTGGGAACGTCAACCGGGTGAATCCTCGGTCGCTTACGAGGCATTTCTGCTCTACCGCAATATGAGCCATGAAAGGGACGGCGAAAAGAAAAAGCGACGTCTCGCGAGTGTTGCGGAAAAGTTAGGAAAATCGCTGAAATTGATGGAGCGATGGAGCCGCACATGGGACTGGGTAGAACGGGCGCGGGCGTACGACAACGAGCTGCAGCGCATCAGCATGGAGGAGACGCGCGAGGCCGTCCGCAAGATGCTCAAAGATCACATGACGATGGCGCAGGCGCTGCAGAAAAAGGCAATGACCGCGCTCCTTCGACTGGATGATGAGAGCCTGTCCACAAAAAACATTCTGGACTATCTCGTTCAGGGCATCGAGCTCGAGCGACAGGCCCGCCTCGAAGCGGCAGATGTCGGTAGGCCCGGAATGACCAAAGGAAGTCCTATCGCCGAGCTGGAAGAACCGGAGCAATCTACAATGGTGCAGCTTGTGCAATCTCTAAAAAAGGCTCGTGAGAGGAGGACGCCCTAATGGAGTTTAAGGACTGGGGCGTAAAGGCTCTGGACTTCATCGAGAAGCCTATTGAGGAAGATGCCTTCATCAACATCCTCGAGGGCAGCGTCCGCAGCGGCAAGACCGTCGCCATGATTCCCAAATGGCTCAACTACATCATAACGGGGCCGCCGGGGCTGCTCCTCATGACTGGTGTGTCCAAAGACACGATCTACGACAACGTTCTCAACGATCTGTTCGACACCATCGGCGAGGAGAACTACCACTACAACAGACAAAGCGGATCGCTGGACGTATTCTGGCGAGACGCAGACGGCGAGCATGTGCGACGCATCAAGGTCGTCGGCGCAAAGGACGAAGGCTCTGAGAAATTCATCCGAGGAAAGACACTCGCAGGGGCGTACTGCGATGAGCTGACGCTGATGCCGGAGCGGTTCTTCAAGCAGCTCCTCAACCGCCTCAGTGTGCCGGGAGCAAAGCTCTATAGCACAACCAATCCAGATTCACCAATGCACTATCTCTACAAGGAGTACGTCACAAACGAGCAGAAGCTCCGTGATGGGCTTGTGAGAGTTGTGCATTTTGAGTTGGACGATAACCCTAATCTTGACGAGGAGTTCAAGAACAACCTGAGAACATCGTACTCCGGTATGTGGTTTCAGCGCATGGTGCTTGGTTTGTGGGTGCTCGCCGAGGGCGTCATATACGACATGTTCAGCGACGATCTGCTCTTTGACGATGCAGAATTCACGAATACACTCAAAAGCAGCTGCCGCCGCTTCATCGCATGTGACTACGGCACGAAGAACCCGATGGTCTTTCTCGACATCTACGACGACGGAGAGACGATCTGGATCCCAAATCTCTACTACTGGAACAGCCGCAAGGAGCAGCGGCAGAAGACCGATGCGCAGTACGCGGACGCACTCGAGAAGATGGTTGGCGAGGAGTACCCAGACTTTATCGTCATTGACCCGTCGGCGGCAAGCTTCAAACTCGAATGCCAAGGGCGTGGCTTCCGCGTGAAGGACGCGGACAACAGCGTCAACGACGGTATCCGCGAGGTCGCGAAGCTCCTGACGAAGAAGAAAATCCGCATCCACCGTAAGAACTGCCAGCCGATGATTGACGAATTCCAAAGCTACGTCTGGGATGAGCGGGCGGCTCGTAATGGAGAAGAAAAGCCCGTCAAACAGGCAGATCACGCGATGGACGCGCTACGCTATTATGTTCACACCATGCTGCCGAAATGGAGGAGGAGAGAATGAGCAAAAAGAAAAAGACCGCCGCACGGCAGCAGAGAACGAACGATTCGTTTCAGAACCCGATGACGCGATCCGGTGTGTTCATGCCGAATCCGCTTGAAACGACAGAGTATCAGTTGACACGGTTCACGCGGGACTGGCAGACGATCAACGCGCTCTATCGGTCGCACTGGATCGTGCGCCGAATCATCGACGTTATCCCGGAGGACATGCTCAAGAACGGATACCATATCCTGACGCAGCTATCTCCCGACCAGATCAAGAAGATTGTGCGCTGCGATCGCACAACACGCACGAGTCGGCGCATCCTCGAAGGTCTGAAATGGGGGCGTCTCTACGGTGGCGCAGGGGCCCTTATCATGATTGAGGGGCACGAAAACCAGCTCGATCAACCCCTCGACTACGACATGATCATGCCGGGCTCGTACAAGGGCCTTCTTGTTCTCGACCGCTGGTCGGGGGTGACGCCGGAGGATAAACTCGTCAGCGACATTTCGGATCCTGAGTTTGGCATGCCGGAGTATTACACCGTGTCCAGCGACGCACTGACGGTCGGCATTCGTGTGCACCACAGCCGAATCCTTCGGTTCATGGGGCGGCCGCTCCCATATCTGGAACAGCTTGCAGAGACCTACTGGGGCGCGTCGGAACTGGAGCACGTCATCGATGAGCTCAAGAAGCGCGACAACGTCAGCTGGAACATCGCCATGCTGACGTTCATGGCGAACCTCCGTGTCATGAAGATGGACGGCATGAGCCAAATACTAGGCACTGGAAACGAACAGGCGCAGATGCAGCTCTACAACACCATTCAAGGCATGAACGCCATGATGAACAACAACAGTCTGCAGGTGCTCGGAGAGAACGATAGCTACGAGACACACCAGTACACCTTCGGTGGCATCGGTGAGACCTACGATAGATTCATGATGGATGTCGCAGGCGCAGCAGAGACACCTGTGACAAAGCTGTTCGGACGCAGCCCAGCGGGGATGAACGCCACGGGCGAAAGCGACATGCAGAACTACTACGACACAATCGAAGAGAAGCAGGAAGCAGAGCTGCGTCCTGTGTATGACAAGATTCTCCCGATCATGTTCATCTCGACGCTCGGCGGGATTCCTGACGACTGGGACTACGAGTTCAATCCCATCCGTCGCCCGCGTGACGATGAGATGGCAGATCTTGCCTCGAAGAACACGGACAGCGTTACAAAAGCATTCCAAGCGGGAATGGTCAGCCAGCGCACGGCACTCAAAGAACTGCGTCAGCAGTCCGAGATGACGGGCATGTGGTCGAACATCACGGATGAAGACATCGAGAAATCCGACGATTCGGTGATGCAACCGGATGAGGGAATGGGCGATTTGATGAATGGAGTTTTCGGCGGTGGAGAACCGCAGCAGACGACTGATGCGAAGTGGGAGGAAGAGAAGCATCCACGGCGGGCAGATGGGCGATTCGGTGAGGGCTCGACAAACGCAGAAAAAAGTGATAGTGTAACACCGAGCCCCAGCGGTGCGAACCGACTGCAAGTGCGCGGATTTGCCAGTCGGCAGAAGCTGATGAACCACTGGAAGAACGGCAGAACCCATCAAGACGAATACCCAGACTTTACGATGGAGCAGTACGTCCAGCGGGCAGTGAGCCTTGCGGAGATGCCGACGGGCGGCAACATTCTCGGACACGTCGATAAGGATGGTGTCATTGTACGATACGACCGCAAGGAAAACGACTTCGTCAAGGCGAGTGCCAAGAATGGGATCCGGACAATGTTCAAACCCGATGAGGGGGAGCAATACTACTGGAAACGAAGGAAGGAGGACATCGAGCATGGCGGAAAAGATTAAATGCCCGGTGTGCGGGCAATATGAGTTCGAGGAGCGTGACGACTTCGACATCTGCGATGTTTGTGACTGGGCAAACGATGACTACCAGCGGCGGCATCCCGACTATCGCGGAGGTGGGAATCACATGAGCGTCATTGATGCCCGCCAAGCCTACAAAGAGGGCAGACAAATCCGATAACTGAACCGTCTCGAAAGAGGCGGTTTTTTGATACCCATTTTGAGGAGGGGCATATGAACCAGCCACTATGGATGCCGAAACGCCGGATTGAAGTGGCGTTTCGCAGGGCTCTCCTCGACATCGCAAAGGGGATTGTCATGCGCGCCGGAGATACGAGCGACCCCAATCAGATCATTTCGACACTTGAGCGAATCACTCGTACGCCAGACTTTATCCGTCTCTCGGAGGCAATCGCGCTGAAGATGGTGACGGGACTGTTCGACGATACGGGACGCACATGGCGCGAGGCGGCGCGAAACAGTGGCAAGGGCAGGGAGATATACCAAGCCCTGCAAAAAGAGCTGCTGGGGGGGCGTGGAGCGCGTATACGGGAGCTTGTGCACGAAAACGCTGACCTTATCAGTACGCTCCCGAAGAATATCGCCGACGATGTAGCGGCATATGTTGACCGAGAAGCTATGAAGGGACGCAGAGCGTCGGACATCGCTGATGAAATCCGGAGGATGTTCCCTGAGAAAACGAAAGCCCGGGCGGAGCTGATTGCGCGAACGCAGGTGTCTATGACGCAGACGAATCTCGTGCGCACAAGGGCAGAAGACCTCGGACTTGACTGGTATGTGTGGCGGGCGTGCGGAGGGAACAATGGTGACGGAAGGACGCGCAGCAGTCACAGACACATGAGTGGCGTGCTCGTGCGGTGGAGCGACCCACCTGCACCCGAGGATTTGTTTCCTCTGCGCCACGTCGATGGGACACCGTACAAGAACACGCTTGGGCATTACCACGCGGGGTGCTGCCCGAATTGCAGGTGTTATCCGGAGCCCGTGGTCGATTTGGATTTGCTACAATTCCCGATGCGAGTGTATCACAGCGGGAACATTGAGCGTATGTCTAGGAAACAGTTTGTATCACTCTCGTGATGTGTAAAATTAGGCACCCTCGCGGGTGCTTTTCTTATGCCAATTTTGAAAGGGGGAATGTCCATTGAAAGCATTCTACGGGGCAAGATTCTCGCCCCACATGATAAAGACGCCCGAGGGGTTTCTCGTGTGTCACAGCGTCCCAATTTGCCGCACGGGGATGCAGGAATACATGCCGCAGGAGCTCGGCGTTTCTGATACCGGCGGCGGATTCCTCAAGGTGTACCGCGAGGAAGATGAGGTGTTCAAACCTGCTGCGATCGCGTCCTTCGAAGGAAAACCCGTGACAGACGATCACCCGCCCGTAGGTGTGGATGCGTCCAACTACGCGAGCTACACAAAGGGCACAGTCCAGAACGTCCGGCGCGGCAGCGGAGTGGACAGTGATAAATTGATTTGCGATCTCGTCGTGTACGATGCAGCGCTTATCTCCAAGATTGATGCGGGAAAGCGCGAAATTTCGTGCGGATACGAGTGCAAATATATTGAGAGAGACGACGGTACATACTGTCAGATGGATATCATCGGAAATCATGTCGCCGTTGTCGAGGAGGGGCGTGCGGGGCGCGAAGTAGCAATCCGTGACGCCAAGACAAAGCCAGAAGGAGGAAAACAGATGGCAAAAAAGGGTAGTATTCTGCATCGGATGTTTGCAGCATTCGCCAAGGATGCAGAGCCAGATGAAGTCCGCGAGGCGGCGCGTGCTGTCGACGAAGCGGAGGGCGGCGGCAATCCCGCTGAGGAAGTGCAGGAGACGCATGCCGAGGACTACAAGGCAGTCATGGACGCGATCGAAGCACTCAACGCAAAGGTTGACGCATTCACCAAGCCGCAGACACAGGACGACGATCCTGATGATGAACCGGCGGACGCACCAAAAGAGACGGAGGCTCTCGACGAACTCGAGGAGGAGCTCAAAGGCGATGATCCTGCTCCGACTGAGGACGAGGAATCCGAGGAGGAGAGCAAAACTGTACCGCCCGAACAACTCGAGGAGGACGAGGAACCGGAGCTTTTCGAGGTAAAGGCTATTCCGAGGTCTGAGGTAACCGCCGACAAGGCGATCGCACTCTCTGTTGTTCGCGCAATGAAACCGTTCATTGCCGCAATGCCCGCAGGTCAGCGAAAGAAAGCGTCGGACGCACTCTCTCGTACACTTAAAAAGGCAATGCGTACAAAGGACACGCAGCCGCTGCCGGGCGGCTACGGCGCGCTCTCGCACCGTAAGACAGCAGATGCGGCAGCTCGGGAGAAAGAGATGCGGGCCTACGGCGAGAACTGCCGCAAGCGCAACCCGCACTGCAAGAAGGAGGAGAAGTAATTATGCCGGGAACTACAATCGGAATCAACATGACCTATGGCTATCCGGGGCAGGCGTCCCGTCAGGGCGATGAGGTCAGCCGCACGCGCCCCGTTGCCGTAGGATCGTCGGACATCCCGTTCGGCGCTCCTGTCATCCAGAAGGATGATGGATCGGTCGCGCTTTTCGGAGCGACGAACACTGCCGCAGACTTTGCTGGCATTGCGATGCGCAAGGTCAAGTCCGCGAAGATTTACCCGTCGCAGGACTTCGGATTTTACGTCGTCGGTGAACCGTGTGATGTGCTGCAGCGTGGCGGCGTGTCCGCAATCTGCGCATGGGGGACGCCGAAGGTCGGCGCAAAGGTTTATGTCCGCACGAAGGTGGTCAGCGGAACGAGCCCCGCAGGAGCAAAGGTCGGCGACCTCGGTGCCGCGAATGAGACAGGAAACTGCGTCGAGCTGACAGGCGTGAAGTGGTCGAGCGGGGCAGACGCGCGCAACGTCGCAGAGCTGACGATCATCTCGCGGCAGGGTGTATAAGAGGAGAGAGGAGAAACGATATGAAGAAACAGTATAACATTGCGATCGCGCCGCAGCGCGGAGGTTCTCCGATGCTGACAATGGATGCAGCGGCGGTATCGAGCGGTCTGGCGTTCCTCGAAAGCGAACTGGAAAAGCTCGATCCGCTCCTGCGCGAGCCGCTGACGAGCACCACTTATCCACGCGACATCGAAATCGAGAGCGGCGGCGGATGGGTCGAGGCAACATCCGCGTTCAATGTAGAGTACAGCGTCACGGGCGGACAGGCGGACGGCGTCGGCGGTGTGCAGAACTCCATGCGCCGGATCCAGGCAGACCTCTCCAAAGACCTCTATAAGGTGCTCCCATACGAGGTGTCTATGTCCATCAAGATTCAGGATCAGCTGCGGGGCGCAGTCACGGGGCGCAGCATCGAGGACATCTACAACGACGGCATCCGCCTCGACTACGACAAGTACATGGACATCAACACGTACCTCGGGCAGGAGGCATACGGTACGACCGGCCTGCTCAATGACAAGAAGATCACTGCGACGGCAGTCAAGGCCGGCGCAAGCGGTCAGACGGGATGGTCGACCAAGACGCCGACGGAGATTCTGAATGACATCGACGAGGCGATCATCGCAGGATGGGCAGGCGCGCAGTACGACAACAGCGCGATCCCGAACCACATTCTCATCGACCCCGAGAATTTCGCGTACATCAACCGCACGATGGTGAGTGTTAATGGTTATCCGACACCCATCTCCATCATGCAGTATCTCGTCGACCACAATATCGCCAAGGCGAAGGGCGTCGACCTCGTGATTGCCGAGTGCCGGTTCTGCATCGGCGCAGGCGTCAGCAAAAAGAACCGCATGGTCGCGTACGTCAATCAGCGTCGCTTTGTCGGTATGGATGTTCCCGTGCCGATGAGCCGCGTCATGACGCAGCCGAACGTCAATACGGCGTCCTACGACAGCCTCTACATGGCAAACGTCGGGCAGGTCAAGATTCACTACTTCGAGCCGTTCATCTATCGTGACGGCATCTAAGGAGGAGCAGCATGATTAAACTCGTAGCAAAGCAGAAAATCGGATTCCGCAATCCGGAGACTGGGGAGATCGTAACGGCAGAGCCCTATGCGTTCTCCACGCTCCCCGACTGGGTCGAGAAAGACCCGATGTACGGATGGGCGCTCGAAGATGGTGCGATCGAGGTCGCCGGCGACAATCCTCCTGCGGATGGCGAAAGCGGGAAGAAGTCCGGAGGAAAGAACAGCGGAAAGAAGCCGACGCAGCAGGAGAATGCCGATAAGGATAAAAACGGCGACACCCCTCCTGCGGATGGTGACGGAGAGAAGAAGGAGTAAGCCATGATGTATTCGGATATCGATGTATTCGGGATTATTGCCGCAGCGTCGAACATCCGAACGGGTGGCAATCCCGAATACACGGTCGATGATTTTCTCGCAGCATATCCGCAGTTCGGTGGTGGAGCTGTGCCGGACATCGTGCTCAAAGCGTGGGTCAACATGGCACAGTCCTCCATCCACAAAAACCGTTATCACGATGCATGGGAAATCTGCATGGGGCTCTACATCGCGCACTGGCTGACGCTCTATCTTCAGACGGCGGCCAGTGCCGATGATCCTCTGCAAAAGAAGATTTCCGCAGGTCTCGCCAAGGGACTGCAAACGTCCAAGAGCGCGGGCGATATTTCCGTGTCCTACGACTTCGGCAGCATCAACGAGGACTTCGCGGGCTGGGGGGCATACAAATTGACCTCGTACGGTCAGCAATTCGTCACGATAGCGCGAATGTACTCTGTCGGGGGAATGGTCGTATGGTAAACGGGACTGCAACAATTACGAAGTCCGGCAGGGGCTTTACCTCTATGATCAAGAAGCTCGAGGAGCTGACACATAAGGAAGTGCTTGTCGGCATTCCGCAAGAGAAAGCGAGTCGCCCGAACGGCGACGATGTGAACAACGCCGAACTGCTCTACCTCCATACGCACGGCGTACGCGCCCCGCAGATGCAGGCGGAAATTAAGGAGAATATCGACAAAGGCATGCTATACAGCGCGGCGCACAGCCTCTATGTGCAGACGCACGGCAGTCCCGCGTATGCGATCCCGCCGCGCCCCGTGCTCCAACCTGCCATCAAAGACAGCCGTGAAGCGATCGGAAAACAGATCGCCGTGGCGTATCGCGCTGCGATGCAGGGTGATATGGCAGGTGCCGACCGGGGACTTGAACTTGCGGGTATGGTCGCGGCAAATGCCGCACGCGGATGGTTTGAAAATCCAAAGAATAAATGGCCGCCGAACTCGGCACGCACAATCAAGGCGAAGGGGAGCAATATGCCTCTCATCGATACGGGCGAGATGCGAAAATCCATCACTTATGTCATAAGGGATATGGGGTGATCCGATGGCAATCGATGTTTCAGAGATCGTCCATGATCCGGATTTTTGCACAACCTTCATCGTAATCAAGCAAGGCGAGACGGAGTGGATACACGGCAGCGCGCATACAAAAACGACGGAAACCGTCGTCGAAGGAATCGTGCAGCCGTCCTCCAGCAAAGACCTCGAACTGCTCGATACTGCAGATCGCGTCAATGGGATGAAAACCTTCATCACGGACGAGATCAGCCTTGATGTCTCCGACACCGATAAAACGTCGGATGTGTGCGTGTGGAAGGGAAAGCGGTACAAGCTGATACAAACCTTTGATTATTCGGCAAACGGGTATTACAAGGCGATCGGCACGCTCATGGGAGAGGAGGATAGCGGATGACTTATACGGAGCTCCGGGAACTTTTCTGGGGCGAGGTGAAGGATGTCGTGTCGGGCATCATCAAGAAGCCCGACAAATTCATCCGTTGGCGCTATCCGGAAGGAGGCGCGCCCGACTGGAAGATCAGCGACGACATCGTCTTTCTGTATCTTGCCGAAGCGGATGACGACTACGCCAAGCAACGGGACAGCCGGTACCGTGCGGATAATGGAACCGTCTATCGGGATACCGTGAGAACGCGCGTGTGGGAGCTGCAGGCGACCGCATACGGGCGGAAATCCTACGAGCTCGTCAATTTGCTCAAGGACGGATTTTTCTACGATTCTGTGCAGCGGAACCTTGCCCGCAAGGACGTGTTCATCATCACTAATCTCCCGACGTGCATGCAGGCGCCAGAACTTTTCGCAGGGAAGTGGTGGGATAGGTGGGATATCACCCTGCGATTTAATGAACTCTATCGTCTCGTGCCGGAGGACGTCGGTCACATCGACCGCGTCCAAATTGGCACGCTGGCGAATAATCCATAACCATAAGGAGGGAACAATATGGCACTCAAAAATGTGCTGCCGCTTGACCCCGTGGTCAATATCATCGTCAATCTTGCCGCCGTCTCGGCGACGCGCAAGAAATTCAATCTCGCGCTGCTCATGGGCGACGTCGGCTCGGTCGCGGACTTTGCAGACCGGCGCATCGTGACCTATGACAGTCTGAACTCGATGCTGCAGGCGGGCTTCACGACGGAGGATCGCCTCTATAAGGCTGCGGCGCTGATCTTCGGACAGCGCAAGAAGCCGCCTCTCGTCGCGATCGGAAAGATTGTTAACAAGGAGGCACCGGTCAAGACTGTCCAGGAATGCCGCCAGCTGGACTCGGAATGGTATGTCGGGATTTACTGCGGCGATCTCACGGATGCACAGATTCTCGCCATACAGGAATACGTCGAAGCCTGCACGCCGTCTACCATGTTTGCATTTACGACGGCAGACAGCAAGGCAAAAGCTGCAGACGGCGGCATCTTCGGCACCATCAAGAGTAAGAAGTATCGCCGCATCATCGGGCAGTATTCGACTGCGCATAAAGACGCTGTCTGCGCGATAATCGGCTGGGCGATGGGAGCGATGAGCGCTTCCACGATGAACAGCGCGTTCACGCTTGCCTACAAGAGCGAGGTCGGCGTGCAGGCGGAAAACTACATGCAGACATTCACGACGAACGACCTGAACAACATCAAGAACAACTACGGTAACGTCTACATCAACCGCGGCAATTATTATGATGTGTTTGAGGAGGGGCGCGTCGGGGACGGCTCGTGGTTCGATGAGATCATCTATCTCGACAAGTTCAAGAACGACATGCAGCTCTCCATCATGGACTTGCTCGTCAATGTGGGCAAAGTCCCGCAGACGGAAGCGGGCATGGGTCGCATCAAGACGGCGCTCAAAGAGGTGTGTGACGATATGAACCGCATCGGCTTCATCAAGGAGGGCGTCTGGAAGGGCGAGGAATTGATGGCACTCGAATACGGACAGGTGCTCCCCGGTGGATATCTCATTCAGAGCGAGCCCATCGCGAATCAGCAGCAGGCGGATCGAGATGCGCGTAACGCTCCGCCGATCTATGTGTCGCTGAAACTTGCGGGCGCGATTCACCATGTCACCATTCAGGTCGACGTGAACCGCTAAAGAAGGGAGGATAAAGAATGCCAAATGTAAGTACCTATTCGTTTACCGACGTCAATGCGACGATTAACTGCCCTGGATACGGCTCGTATTCGATTCAGGGCGAGGGCATCGGCGACATGACCGTCTCGAAGACGACGGATCGCTCGGTGCACGACGTCGCCTCGGACGGCTCGGTCATGGTCAGCAAGATCGCGGGCAATAACGGCAGCGTCGCCATCAACGCGCAGCAGACAAGCTCCCTGCATAAATTTTTGCAGGGGCTTTTTAACTATTGCTGGCAGGCGGACACCTCGGCATGGACGACAATCTCCATGACGATCGAAGCGCCGAAGATGGGCAAGACCTACTACTGCTCCGGCGGCTCCTTCACGAAAGAACCGGATGAACCGCTGCAGAGCCAAGGTCAGCGCGTCGCGTGGCAGATTCTGTTTGCAGACATCCAGCGTATCCAGCTTTAATGGGGAGGTAAATGATGAAACGACAAACCAAAAAGGTCGTCGAGATACAGGGGCGGAAGTTTGAAATCCGCTCCTTTGACGCTTTTACGGGCAGCTATATCGCGTTCACGCTCATGGAGAAAATGCTTCCAATGGGCATGGAGGCAAAAATGATGAATGCCGTGCAGGCGGACGGAGGCGATGCCTCCGCGCTGTCCTTGCCGAACCGTGCGCTGATGAGCAAGGCGGAGTTTATCTCGTTCCAGAAGGATGTCCTATCCGTCGTCGGCGAGGTTTTGCCGGGGCGAACGGCGCCGCTCCTCAATGAGAACGGAAGCTGGGGTATCGAGGACGTCGCGGATAATGCGATGCTCGTCATTATGCTGACGATCCACGCGCTGGTGTTCAACATCGCGGGTTTTTTCGGCGGAGACGGCTTGATGGAATTGAAAGCCGGTCTCCAGGATTTGAGCTTTGCGAATATCGCAACGTAAATTCATGGGTGTACGCGCCCGTCATCGCAGGGAAGTGGCAACAGCACGAACTGTGGGACGGGACATACACCTTCGGTGATCTCCTCGATATCCACGAGATTATGCTCGTAGAGGGCGAGAACCGCCGCCGCGCACAGGATTATGCAGAGCAGCAGAGGGAGGTGAATACATGATCGGCGAGATGATACAGGAATACCTTGTCGGGCTCGGAGCAAAGATTGATAAGCCCGGATTCAGCCAGGCGGAGGCAACCATCAAAAGCCTTGACCGTACGGTCGAATCATCGACAGGACGCATGGCCGCGAATTTCGCGCGTGCATCAGCGATGATCGGGACGGCGATCGCAGGCGTTTCTGCCTCTGTATTCGGATTGATGAAATCTGCTGCGGCGCAAGACCTCGCCATGCAGAAGCTCTCGCGTCAGATGATGGTATCGAAGGACGCGGCGTGGACGATGAAAAAGGCCACGGATGCGCTCGGCGAATCCATACAGGACATTATGCTGACGCCGGAGCTGATGGAGCGGTTCAATAAGCTCGCTGCAGATGGGCGCAAAATGAAGGTCGGCGGAGACTTCGCAGAAACAATGCGAGGGTTCCGCGATCTCATGTTTGAGTTCACACGGCTCAAGCAGGAGGTCAGCTACGCGATGACATGGGTCGGATACTATCTCATGAAGTACCTGAATCGTCCGCTTGCAGAAGCCCGCGAGAAGTTCCATAGATTCAATGACATGTTTGTGAAAAATATGAGTGTCTGGACGGAGAAAGCCGCTCGAATGCTCGTTTATATCATCAACGTCGGACGACACTTCTTGACCCTCATCGTTGATGTTGGAAAGGCGCTCTGGCGTATGTGGGAGAGCTTTCCAAAAGGCGTCAAGATTGCGGCAGCTGCAATCGCCGGATTGACCCTTGTCATGAGAGCCAATCCGCTGACGCGCATGATGCTCCTTGTTGGATCCTTGCTCCTTCTTATCGATGATTACTACGGTCACATGGAGGGCAAGCAGTCCGCGTTCGGAGAATACTGGGATAAGCTCAACGAGTACATCGAAACCGCCAAGAAGAAGTGGGACGAGTTCTCCGGGACGGTGCTCGGATTCTTTGACCGTGTCGAGAGTTCCAGCGCGCTGAATGATTTCCTCGACGTTATCAAAGAAATCGGAAGAGCGCTCTGGGATCTCGCGACTACCTGTGTGGACGCATGGATTGACCAAGCGAAGCTGCTCTACGAATCCATGGAAAAGCATGGAGCGATTGACGGGCTGAGTAAATCCGTCGAAAAGCTCTGGGGCATGTTCATGTCCGTGCTGGGTGCGGTCAAAGGTCTGATTCGCTGGTTCGGTCGTCTCCTCAACGAGGTGCGCCGGACAAAAGAATACCATGAGCTCATTGATGCAGTTGGCGAGCTTTGGGGCGTTCTTACAGACACATTCAATGTCATTCTTGACCTCATCAATATCGCTTTTAGTGGCCTCTTTGGTGAGCTCGGAAAGACCAATCAGGTCTATTCCTTCCGCGATGCTATCCGTGCCGTGTTCAGCATATTTACAGCACTGCTGCGCGTGGTGTCTGGGGCCGTTGGTGTGTTCCGCAACCTTCTCACGATGATGCGGGATAGTACGCCATTCAAACGCTTCTGGGAGGAGCTCGGCAGAATGATCGATGCCACGATTGCGCGTGTCGGTAAGTTTGGACGGGCACTTCTCGCGATCAAGAATGGTGACTTCAAGGGTGCATGGAAAATCATTAGCGGCAGTGATACACATAGTGGTTTAGGCGGGGATTTTGGTGGAAGCAAAAAAGCCGTAGATGCTGCCATGCTTGCGATCAGTGGACAGGAATCCGGTGGAAATTATGATTCTGTCAATTCGGATTCTGGCGCGCTCGGTGCATTCCAAATTATGCCGGAGAACTGGCCGTCATGGGCAGAAAATGCTGGACTTGGAGCCGATGCCCCGATGACCCAAGAAAATCAAAACATTGTTGCTCGGCATAAGTTCATGGAATACTACAAGCAATTCGGCAACTGGCGTGACGTCGCTATTGCTTGGTACGGAGGCCCCGGTGCAGTCGACTATTCTGAGGCAGCAAAAAATGCCCCGCAGTACTACAACGGAAACGTGTATCCCTCAATCAATGAATATGCGGATTCTGTTATGGGGCGTATGAACAAAATCATTGATGACTGGGGAGGCCTTGAGGAGGATACACCAGCGCCGGGGAACGGAAGCGCACTCTTTGCTCTGAAGAAACCACACAGGCATGCAGGGCAGGTCATACAGACTTCTGCTGGCGTCGATCCACTCCTATACAACGGCCTGATGTCCGGCGCGATGCAGACTGGCTACGGCGGATATCAGCAGCAGGGGAGTGGAGGCGTCGTCTATCAGGTCAACGTCGGCGGCGTCACGGTCAACGGGACAAATCAGAGCGCCGCGGAAATCGGTAGGAGCGTTGGTCGCGAGGTCATGTCCTCGCTCGAGAGGAGCGGGGCGCATCTTCTCCGCAGCCGCACGATGACGGGCGCACCCGTCATGATTTAGGGAGGTGATTTCTTGGGTGTCAAAAAAGGACTGTCGATTGACGGCCTGAATTATTTCTCCGATCTCGTATCGACCAAGAAAAAGCCCGATTGGATGAAGGTCGGCGTTGAGATCGGAAAGATGACAGGGCACTATGAGATCGTCAATTTCCTCAGTGGCTACAAGGACATGGAGCAGTTTCTGTTCCGCGTACCGAAGTGGCCGATCGGAGGCATGTATTTCGACGGCATCATGCGCACGGAGCATATCAGCCGTGTTCGCCCGACGAACTACCCCGTGCAGACGGGCGTGACGATGACCGACCACGCCATCATCGAGCCGGCAGAAGTCACCGTCGAGATTATGATGACGGATGCAAAGGCAGACAGCTACCTGCAGACGCCGCCCGCTATCGGGAATATCCTCAAAACCGTTGGGACGATGTACAGCAATTTTGCCGACCTTCCCTGCATGCCGACGATGGTGACCACGCCGGGGGAGGGGCGCTCCATCGACGCATGGAAAAGCCTGCGTGCCCTGCAGATGGCGCGTGTTCCGATTACGGTCGAGACACGTCTGCAGACCTATCACAACATGCTGATCGAGGAGCTCTCTGCGCCGGATGATGTCAACACGCTCCATGCGCTGCGGTGCACGGTGCGCATGCGGGAGATCATCTTCGCGACGGTGGCAGAGACAGCGGTCAGTGCAAGGGCATCGGCGTCCGCCGGGGAATCTGCCTCAGGACAGACACCTGTGCAGACAGGCGATGATGTAAATAAGACTGCCGCCCGTGTCATAAAAGATGCTGGCGGCAGTATCTTTACATAGAGGAGGTGTGGCTGTGTTTTCGATCATCCCATTTCAGGGGATCCCAAATCATAAATTCAGCGCGAAGGTGCCAATCGACGGAGGCAACACGCTCCTCAAATTCCACATGAAATACAACGAGCTTGCGCAGTACTGGCTCGTCGATATCTACAAGAACGACGCGATGGTTTACGCAGGGCTGCCACTCGTGCCGGGGCAGAACATCCTCGAGCACGTCGGCTACCTTGGCATCGGCAGTGCGTGGATCGCGCCGCGCAGCCGCGTGATGGAGCAGTGGCCGAGCGCGGCGACACTCACATCGGACTGGTACGTGATCTGGGGTGACAGCAATGGCGGAGACAAATGACGGCGCAGAGGTGCAGGGGAATGAGCAGGAACAGACGCAGCCGGAGCAGCAGACGCGCAAAGGCCGTCTCTATGGGCGGAAATGGAAGATCACCATTTATAAGCCCGCCTACAAGACGGGCGAGGATGGGAATCCCACCGATGAGCGAGATCCAGCGCATGACACAGAGATGGACGTGTCACAGCTCAAATGCGAATTTCAGACCAAAGCGACGACCGAGACCGCCGTCCAGATCGGCACGCTCGTCGTTTATAACATGAACGCCAAGACAGAGAAGGAGGTCATCGAGGAGGGCTTTCAGATCTCCGTTTTCGGCGGATACGAGGAGGGACAGTACGGAGAGATTTTCACAGGGGATATTGTTCAGATTTTCCGAAACCGCGAGAATGGCACGGACTACCGCCTCGAGATTATCGCACTCAAGGGGATGCAGAGCCTCTTCATGAATCACGTCCGCAGCACCATTGCCGCCGGCAGTACGCCGCGCGATGTAGTGGATGCTGTGGCAGGGCAGGCGGATAAAAAAGTCGGCGTCGGCGAGGTGAGCGAGGAGCTGCCCGACCAGCCGCTCCCGCGCGGCAAAGTGCTATTTGGTACGCCCGCGAAGTACCTGCGCGACCTGTGCACGTGGAATGATGCCGTCTACTGGGAGGGTGAGGACGGCAAACTCACCGTGGAGACGGTCGAGCAGGAAATACCCGCCGACCGTGTGCTTTATCTAAAGCCAAATACGGGGCTTGTCGGCACACCTGTTTACACCGATCAGGGCATCCAGATCAAGATGCTCCTCGATGCACGTGTAAAGCTGCGCTCCATGATCAAGATCGACAACGAGATCATTCAGCGGCAGGCACTGCAGATCGACCCTGGCAGCGGACAGCAAAAGAGCGACCAGCTCCCACAGAAGGAACAATTCGACCAAGACGGCGAGTACCAGGTGTTCTCCGTCGAGCACCATGGCGACACGTGGGGCGATGAGTGGACGACGTCAGTCGTCGGCGTCAGCCGCAACGGACGCAAGGGATTCTTGACAGCGGTGCAAGGCAAAGGACAGACGATGAAATGAGGTGACAGAATGCTGAAAGTATCAGAGCGGCTCGCCGAGGAGGTCGAGCAGAGCAAGCGCGAGCTGGACGGATTCGGGCTGGACTTGCGCGTTGCCGCTCCGGGCATCATCCGCTCGGTCGATTACGCCAGACAGACGTGTACCGTGCAGCTGGCGATCCGCGAGCGCATGAATCGCGGCGGTGTGCTCACATGGGCGGAGATTCCGATTCTGCCCGATGTGCCGTTCTTCGTGTATTCGGGCGGTGGCTACTGCCTGACCCTTCCCATTCAGCCGGGCGACGATTGCCTCGTGGTCTTTGGAGATAACTGTATGGATGCGTGGTGGCAGAGCGGCGGCGTGCAGAACCAGGTCGAAAAACGCAGACACGATCTCTCGGATGGATTCGCCCTGGTTGGATTCCGCAGCCAGCCCCATGTGGTCAGCGGATACTCCGGAGGCGCAGCGCAGATGCGCAACGCGGCAGGGGACGCCTGCATCGAGATCAGCGGATCCAGCATCAATATCCGCGCAGCAGGCGGCGTCCACATCAACGGAGGGACGACCATCGACGGGCGCAGCTTCCTCGGACATACGCACGGAGGCATTCAGCCGGGTGGAGGAACAACGGGAGGTGTCTCGTGAGATACCGCGCACTGGACGAAAATGGAGATTTTACTCTCGGGAACGCACACGCCTACATTGACGGGGTGGATGCCGTGCGGCAGGCCGTCATAACAAGGCTGCGGCTTCTTGTTTACGAGTGGTGGGAGGACATCAACGACGGCGTGCCGTACTGGCAGAAGATCATCGCCAGCAGGGATGTCGCAGCAGCAGAGCAGATCATCCGCGAACGGATTCAGCAGACGCCGCACGTGCTGTCGATCCTGTCCTTTGACCCCGTCTGGGACAATGAGAACCGCACACTGATGATACGTGTGGCAATCCAGAGTGAGTACGGTGCATTCAGCATCGATGAGGAGGTGGGATAATGGCATACTTCGCTCCGTACATTGACGACGCAGGACTTCACGTCCCAACCTACGCCGACATACGAGATGATTTGATTGATGATTTTAAGAAAATCTACGGGGACGATCTCTACCTTGGCAACGATTCTCAGGATTACCAGATGATCTCCGCGTTTGCGCTCAAGACATACGACACGATACAGCTCCTGCAGATCGTCTACAACAACCAGAGTGTCAAGACAGCGGTCGGGACGGGGCTGTCCTCGCGTGTGAAGCTCAATGGACTGCGCCGCAAGACGGCGAGCTGCTCCACCTGCGTCCTAACGCTGAAAGGCGTGCCGGGAACGACTATCGCCGCCGGAATTGTCGAGGATACGCAGGGAAAACGGTGGAATTTGCCCGAAAACGTCAATTTTGACCGCGAAATCGTCGAAATCACGGCGCAGTGCCAGGATATCGGCGCAGTCGAAGCACCTGCCGGCACGATCACGAAGATCAGCAACCCTCAATATGGGTGGCTGTCGGTCACGAACAAGGTGCCCGCCGTAAAGGGACGCCCCATCGAGACAGATGAGGAGCTGCGCCGCCGTCAGGCGATCTCAACAGCTCTGCCGAGCCGAAACATGACCAACAGCACCATTGCCGGGATTGCAAGCGTTGCTGGGGTCACACGGTACAAGGTCTACGAAAACGATACCAACAAAACCGATGAAAATGGCATTCCTGGCCACACAATCGCCGCCGTGGTCGAGGGCGGGCTTGACGGAGCAATTGCAGAGCAGATTTATCTGCGCAAGGGGCCCGGCTGCGGCACGCATGGGACAACGACGATCATCTACACAAATTCCGACGGACTGAAAAACGAAATACATTTCTTTCGCCCGGTCTATCAGGAGATCACCGTCAAAGTCATTGTCAAGAAATACGCGACCTACACGACCGCGATCGAGGCTGATATCCAACGCAATATCACTGCGTACATCGAGCGTCTCGGCATCGGAGTAGACGTCACTACAACGGGGATCCTGACGGCGATTGCAGCATCCGTCGATGACGCACTGCACCCGCCGTTTGCATTGCAATCCGTGCAGCTGGGGAAGGACGGCGGCGTTCTTGGCGTAGCTGACATAGAAATACCATATAACGCCATCGCAAAGAGCGAATCTGTCACGGTGGAGGTGATTTAATGGCCATCATTGACGCATATCTTGACCTCATCACCTCGCAGCATCGTGTGCGCGATAAATTCATGCGAACTGTCGCAGCGCTCCTCAGATCGTCAGATGATATATTCTCGCTTGGTATTGAGCTGGATGATGAGTTTGACATTGAGTATGCCAACGGGGGGCAGGAGGACGTGCTCGGCGAATTTGTTGGAGCGAAACGTATGCTCCCTTATCAACCAGACAAGGGGCTCTCACCCGTGCTCGATAATGCAGCATACCGTAATCTGATATTCGCGCAGATTGCGAAGAACCAATGGAAAGGCGGCATCGAGGACATCAACGAGCTGTGGGATTCGCTCTTTGGCAATGGAATCATCATCCAGGACAACCAGGATATGACGATTGATGTACTCGTCATCGGAATCAGCGACCAGATCACCAAAGAGATGGTGCGGCAGGGACTGATTGTGCCTAAGCCGCAGGGCGTGCGAATGAATTACTATTTCGCAGATCGCGCGGTATTTGGATATGATCTCGAGACAGACACAATCAAGGGATATGACCACGCGGAGTGGATGAACGCCCTGTCGGACGTGTCATTCTCATATGATACTGATGACAAAGCCGCTGGTATGAGCGGCTATGATGAAAGCCGATGGACGTAAACGGAGGAAAAACAATGGCAAAGACAAACTTCCAGATATTTAACGAGGACAACGCTCCGGAGCGTACATACAACGATTCGGAGTACAAAGAGGCGACCCAACGCGTCGGCGGAGTTATGCCTGGCATGGCACTCTCGCGTATGCATAACAAGATGTTCTATCAGTGGTCGGCGATGTGCAAGGCAATCGCGAACCTCATCGTAAATCATGGGCATGATTGCATGGATAACGATGTAGAGGGGATCACACGCGATCTCGATGAGGCGATCTCAAGTGCTGCAGCAAATGCAAGCCTCAACCTCCTCCAGCGCAACCGCGCCTATCAGGTCGGCGACATTGCGTATCACAAATCGTTGCCATCGTGGGCGAGGCTCGAATGCGTGCGTGCCGGCACCACGGGCGCGGAGTTGCCGGATAAAATCAAACAGGCGCTCGAAAATGGGGGGGTAATTATCCATGACGGTACGGCCGTCTGGATTGTTGATGACATCAGAGACGGCACGCCCGTCGGGGCCGTACGCGGGTCTCTCTATCTGCCGGCGGGCTACATCAAGTGCAATGGCGCGACAGTGCAGAGGACGGACTATCCGCGCCTTGTAGCACTGGCAGACAAGCATAACCTTTGGACGGACGATACGACCGCCAATGCGGGGCTGTTCGGACGCGGGGATGGGAGCATGACGATGGTGCTGCCAAACTGGACAGATCGCATGATGCAGCTGGCGGGAGACGGCATAGGGGCGAGTGTCGCGGCTGGATTGCCTAATATTACGGGCGAGCTTGTATATTGGGGCGGCACAGAATTTTTCGGGAGTGGCGCGTTTGTTAATTCCGGCAAAAACAATCAATGGGGGATAGGTGTAGGAACCGACAAAGATAACACGAGCGCACTCTTTGACGCAAGCAAGTCTAACCCAATCTACGGACGATCTGATACTGTCCAACCGCCCGCAATTAAGCTCATGCCAATCATCAGATATTAAGCCCTGCGCTCCTAGCGCACGGCGAAAGGAGCAAATATGACAAAAGCAGGAAACCTCATCCAAGACGGCTCTGCTGTCTGGATTATCGATGATGTGAGAGATGGCGCACGGGTGGGTGACATCATCCTCCGTCCGACACTCAGAGATGGCTATATCAAGGCCAATGGCGCAACGGTCAAGGCGTCGGAGTATCCGCGTCTCCTTGCATGGGTGCAGGAGGCGGGCATGACCGTCACAGCGGAGCAGTATGCGCAAGACTGCTCCAAGTACGTCTATGACGCAGCGCAGGACAAGCTGACACTGCCCAATATGACAGGGCGCGTCTTGCAAGGCGGTGAGACGGTCAAGTCCGTGGAGGCTGGGTTGCCGAATATCACTGGAACTGTTAATCATGCCGCGTCTGACCTACATAACAGCATGACGTGCTCTGGAGCGTTCTCGAAAGAGAGTAATAGCCCTGCATATTATCAATCTGGGAGTCAAGGAAATACCCAAAAGATAACAATCGACGCCGCACGATCTAATCCCATCTATGGACACAGCGACACCGTCCAACCGCCCGCATTTTCATTGATCGCACAGATCAAATATTAGAGGAGGTACAACATGACAAAAACAGTCTACGCCTACGCCACCGACGGAGCATACATCGGCGAGCGCACACTTGACGACACAGACAGATCGCCAATCAGCGGTGCATGGCAGATACCTGCCTACATGACCGAGGTCAAGCCGCCTGCCGCAAAGGAGGGCTATGACATCTACTGGCGCGGTGGTAGGTGGGAGCAGATCGAGATCCCAAAACCAGAGCCAACACCTGCACCGCCCGAGGACAACGGGATGCAGGAGCCATACATAGACCCCGATCGACTTGCTGCATTCGAGGCAATGGCGGCACAGGAAGAACGTCTCGACGCACAGGCAGAGCGCATCGCAGCCATTGAAGCCGCACTGAAAGGAGGTGGAAATAAATGAAGAAGTGGCCTTACATGATTCCGGTCTACGCCTATCTCGTGCGCACGGGAAAGTGGGCAATCTCCGAGGAGGACAAACAGGAGGGGCAGAAGGTTGTCCCTGAGATCTATCAGGCAGATGTGGCAGCATATCTCGCAGAGCACGCCGCAGGATAACAAGGAGCGCAGAAAAGCCGTCATGACGCATGGCGGCTTTTTCTGTGTACAGAAAGGATGAGCATATGGCAAGAGGCGAAATCCTCGCCGAACTCGAGGGAATCAAAACACAGCTGGAAACGCTCGCAGTAGAACTGCCGGGGCACCGCGACCAGCTCTATGAGATCAACGCACGAATCGCACGCGTCGAGGAGAGTACAAAATCCGCGCATCACCGTATCGATGATTTTAAGCGCGATGTCTGCTGGACGATTGGGATGAGTACGACCATCGTCGGCATCTTCGCGTCGATTCTGACGTGGGCGCTCGGAGGAAGGTGAGACGATGCTCAAAGTCTCACAGTGGCTCAGGAAAGGCAAAAAGTACCTGCGCAACATGACCAAAAGTCATGCGGCCATGCGTTACATAGTATGGTATGCGGCGATGCTCGTTATCGGCTGTACCATCTACGTTAGCGCATGGCTCTATGATTGGTATACTGCGCTGCGGCCCGATCTCGTGGAGTTCCGAAATTTTCTCCACGAGATCAGCGGGGCGGCATGGATTGCGGCGATTGGTTTTTTGGCCAAAGCGTTTATTGACCAAAATAACAACGGAATCCCGGACCAATACGAAGAGAAGGAGGACAAGGATAATGGAAAGAGTAAACCTGAAGGACCTGCATCTGACGTATGATGCGGGAAACCTGCAAACGCGCAGAGCAACCGATATGATTGTCCTGCATCACACCGGCAACCCGACCGATGATGATCTCTCTGCGGAGGAGATTAATGCATCGCATCAGGCGCAGGGGTGGACGTGCATCGGCTATCACTATGTTGTGCGCAAGGATGGAACAGTGGAGATTGGTCGCCCACATTGGACCATCGGCGCGCATGCAGCAGGAGAGAACTCGCACACAATCGGCATCCACGTCTGCGGCAATTTTGAGATCGGATATCCGACGGCCGCGCAGATTGAGAGTACCGCGATGCTGCTTGCCAACCTATGCACGGATTACGGACTGCCGATTGACCGCGATCACGTCGTCGGGCACAGAGAGCTGATGGGGACGGCGTGTCCCGGCAGTAATCTCTTTGCGCAGATGGATGAGATTGTCGGCAAGGCCGCATTTTATGCGGCGCAGTGAGGAGGTGAGCGAAATGCTCCAAAAAGCAAAAGACTTTGTGGCAAAACACAAAACAGCCGCGCTGGCGATCCTGTGCATCCTGCTCGTCGGCATTGCGTATGCCGTCGGCAGACACTCCGCATCGGAGCAGACGGCGGCCGAAAAACCTGCCGTCCTGACGCAGGAGCAGACGCAAGACGTTAAGACGCTGCGGTCGCGGCTCGACATCAGCAAGAGTAACGCGGAGGCTCTGCAGCGGCGTCTTGCGGACGTACAGGCGGGACAGCGAGCACCTACGGTGACATACCATGTTACCGCTCCTACCGTGGAGCGTGCTGCACAGGTGGTGGAGCGGCAGATCAAGACGGACGATCCTACACTGCCACGGGCGGCGCGGGAAAAGTCTGATCGGACGGTCGTCACACCGATTGTCAAGGATAAGGGTGGAAAGGAGCTGCCACCCGATCAACAGAAAGTCGACGTGTATAAAATCAACCTTAATAAGGCGCATAAGATCAAGGCGGGCGCATCTGTCATCGACGGCAAGGCTCTCATGACTGTCGGATATGAGCAGGGCAGGTTTGAGGCGCTGGCACATTTCGACGGCTCACGCTATAAGGGCGCGACCGTCACATACAATATTATAGAGTGGTGAATAATTGAATTGACTAGGGGAGATGTTTTGAGGTGTCTCTCCTAGTTGGTTTAAGGAGGTGTGGAGCATGCTTGAGACGGAACTATGCAATTACGCAGAAAAACTTGCCAATTTTATTCGGGGAAAAAACTTTGCGCCAGTTGCCAAAAGGAAGCCATACTATCACATGGGGGCAACAATAACCGACTCTATACTACAGGCAGGCTTGAACTACAATCATGTAGTCTATCCACGCGTTTGCAAACTTATCACAAAATATGCGGATTACAAGACAACATGTGATTTTATCATTTTGATGCAGGTCGCGCCCCTTTCGGAACTCATCTCTTGGAAAAATCCGAAAAAGCTACAACGCGTTAAAGATTTAACATGGTTTCTATATAACAATGGCATCGAAAATGAAGATCAGCTTGCAAAATGGCTTGATATAGAAGAAAATATAAGTCAGCTAAGAAAGCTTGATGGCATTGGACCTAAGACCATTGATTACCTAAAAATGCTTTCTGGCAGTCAGGCGATTGCTATAGATCGTCACCTATTTGCATTCTTGGAGTTGGCAGGGATACCTCATTGCTCATACCAAGAGGCTAGCCTTATATATGGCAAGACAGCAGAGTTATTGGATACGAGTCAATATGAGCTGGACAAGCAAGTATGGCTGTATATGTCTAAAACTTAAAATTTGATGTTTGTGCATAAGCTCCGGGGCTTCGGCTCTGGGGCTTATTTTTGCGCCTTGAAATAATTACATAAAAAATATAAAAAAGATACGTAAAAAACTTGACAAATATACGTAAATTAGATATAATGCAATCAAGATAAAGGTTAGGGGCGCAAGCCCAGAAGAACAAGGAGGAAATCAAAATGAAATTCGAGCACGACTGCGAACACGAGAACGGAAAGCGCTTCGTCCTTATGCAGGAGGCCTACATCGACGGTCCCGCGAACTCTCGCGGGTATTACGTCGCCGACGCATTCTGTCCCGATGATGAGGCAGATGAGGACGGGTTTATCCCAGTATACGAAGTATTCTGGGATATCCTCGACGATTACGACCCTGAGTGCGGAGATGAGGGCTGCGCCTGCGATTGGGGGACAGTCGCAGACTACCGAGTATGTAACTCCATGCACGAAGAATGCAAGGAGGACTACAAAGATTACAGCGGTGGGGCACCACCGTTTCCGCAGTGCTTGCATTATTAAGGAGGGAATCGAAAATGGCAAACAAGACAATATCCATGGGAGAAGCAATCGAAGCCCTCTCCGACAAGATGAAGCAGAAGGGCGGAAACTTCTCGGCTCGCTTGGACGAGATCGTCGAGCGGTACGGCATACTGCTCGACCTCGAGGAGCTGCCGGAGTTCTCCGAGGAGGAGGCGGCGATCCTCAGCGAGTGCATTTGCGGGGCGGCAATCGACCGCCGCAAGGTGAGAGGACTGCACCTCGACGTGCTGGATGCGGCATCCGGCACACAGGAGGAGCGTGATGCTCTGAGCAGGAAGATTGCGGGAATGACGGCTGGGCAGCGTCTTGCCCTCATCGAGATGATGGGGCAATGAAGACTCGACGATAAAAAATAGAGGGGACAGCGTTTTGTGCGCCGTCCCCTCTATTTTTGTTTGCACAATTTGACAGCTTTTTGACAGCCAACATGTCAACGAAATAGAGCGATATAGGGGGATATAGGATAATGGAAACCTTGTATATCAAGGGGAATCGCAATTTGCATGACTGAAAAATCGACGTTTAAGTAACTCGAAATCAAGTGTGGTGATGAGCCACCGTGGGTTCGAATCCCACCCTCTCTGCCATTGAAAAATAAAGCTTCGTGGAGATTTCCACGAAGCTTTTTCTGTATCCATTTTTGGGTGAAAAACACGATTTTGGGCACACGAGATTTTGAACGTGGATTTCGGCTTGCGTGAAACGATGGTTGCAACATAAAACGAGGATGCCGT